TTATGTCTTTTGTGCCGAAATAAATAGTGTAAAAATCATCGTAAGACAATCCGGCGGCTTTATATTTCTGCGCCTTTTCGTAAACGTCCTTATTGTATGTTTTTAAGGAATACTCAGCGCCAAACACTTTTTTATTGACTTCGCGGTAGAGGTCGGTGGTTTTCGTATATTTCGAGGAAAGGTTCTTTGCCGCTTTTTCTACTTGCGGAACAGTATCAAGCGCAGTTTGCTCTATGCCGTTAATCAACGCTTTGACTTCCCGCACCTTCTCGCGTTTTGCCTTGTCCGAAATTGAACTGTTTTCGATTTCACGTATTTCGTTGTAGAGTTCGGTGGCATTATCGCTTTGCTTGGTCATGTAGCGGTTGAGGATGTCATATTTGTCTTCTCCTTCTGCGTCGTTTTTGGCGTAATAGATTTCGTCTTTCTTGTCATAGAATTGCTGGGAAATCTTGTTGCTCAAAACGCTGTCGATTGTGAACGCTTTTACGAACGGGTTTTTTTCGGCTTTCAGAGTAGTCAATGGCATGGCAAAATCTCCGATAACGCCAGAGTAAGAATCCAAAAGGTAATCAATTTTCTTTGGAGAATAATCTAAAACCTTTCCTAATGTCTTTGCGATTGCCGTTGTGCTTTCGTCGTATCTTAATCCCGGCGAATATTTTTCAAGTCTCTGCGGTTCGATTTTGCCGCCATACCACGACTTATTATTTCTGACCGCTGCTATCGGAGACAAGATATTACTTTCTGTCGGCGAGATAGGCGCAACTTGGTCTGCCGTGGTTTTAAGGTATCCGGCAAATGCGTTTTCGTCGCCTTGCGCCGCCCGGTACAGCCTTTGCGATCCTGCGCCAAACATCGATAATACCCTGCCTTTTGGGATTTTGATAAATTCACCGTCGCCGACTTTAAAGATGAAATTGATGTCCTTATCTCGGTCATTAATCATCGCATATTGAGGGTCGTCGTGGTAAACCATTTCATTTAACAAGGATGGCGCAACACCCAAGGCAGATATTTTTAAAACTAATTCGGCCCATCCTTTCACGCCTTTTGTCTCGGTGAATTTTCTGATCAACTTATCTGCACCCTGCATCGCTGGGTTGAAGAACGGGACAAAAGTCGAATTTAATGTCTTGCCCCACGTTCCGCTTCTGCCAAAGTTGACCGTCACATCTGCGGAATTGTACATTGCCTGCATCAATTCGTCGTAGGTCGGACTCCGGCCTAATTTGTTGATTGTGGACATAAACTCTGTAAACCTTGGAAGCTGTTCCGTTGCCATATTTAAGGATTCAATCCTGTTTAATGTGTTTTTTTTCAGCCATGACGCATCCTTTTTGTATCCCTTTGCGTAATCAAAGAACGAATTTCCGGCACCGCCTAAAGCCTTGTATTGTTTCCATGTAGTCCCGTTTGTTGTTATTTCCTTAATTGCCCCGGGGTACATATTTGCAAAACTTTTTAGATCCTTAGAATACAACCCAACATCCTGGATGTCCCTTGCGGCATTCCTAATAAGGAACATCGGATTAAACGACGTAATCAACTGTTTGAACCCTCTGTTTGCCCACAGGGCGGCTTTTGCCAATTCGTTCGGGTCTGTTTTGACGAGCGCCTTGATTCCCTCATAAAGAGTATCGTCAACCTTCATCTGGTAGGATTTGCCGTTCTCGTAGATATTAAAGGTATTTTTAAGCTCCGGTATGGCGTCAGCATCAACATCAAAGGCATCGTCGATTTTCTTCAATTCTTGAACAAATTGCTGGGTTTTTGGATTGATATTTTCTGCAAGCCTGATCCCGAAGAGATTTTTATGTGCCGCGTCCACCGCCTGCATTGTCTGTTTTGAAATCTGTTCGTGCAACGGCAAGAGGTCTTTTGACGATCCTGTAGCTTTTTTGATCCCGGTTTTAATGTCTGTGATCTGTCCGGAATACCTGGCTCCTTTTGTTGATGGATTGACACGATATGTTGGGACGTAGTTTCGATACATTTCGTTTAAAGCCTTTGCGCTATCTTCCGACACTAGGCCGCCCTGCACCCTATACTGCATCATATTATCAAGGTATTTCCTGACGTCTGCTGCTTCCTGCGCAAATTCAGGGTGTTGATTCAGAAGGTAGTCGGAAACAAGTTTGCTTTCGTTTGCGGTTATACTTTCCCCAAAAACAGGCTTGTTCTGTGCCATTCTATCGATGTTGTGCAAATGATACATGTACTCCTGGAAGTCTTCGTAGTAATTGTCTCCTTTCTTTCTGATCGGGTCAAAAATATCTTTTAAAGATTTGCCAACCGCCCTGCCTGTAATATCAGTCTGCGCTTCGCCTATTTGATATTCGGCCCTACGTCTGGAATTTCTGGCATTGTTGTAAAGATTGTAAAGCCCCTGGTCGTTGTTGATCTTTGCCATCTTTGCCACGGTATCCCCGGCATCAACAAACTTTCTTTTTAAGTTGCTGGTGATTCCTGCGGTCCGTTCGAGCAACGTTGGTTTTAATTGCTTGCTGTCGTTTGTCACCATTGCCACTTCTTCGAATCGGTTTACGTCTGCGCCCAAGTCCTTTAATTTTGACTCAATTTTTCCAGGTTGCGAAACGTTGCCGTTTTTAACGAACTGCTGTTCTTTTGATATCTCTGCACCTAAATTTGATTTTCGTGGCTGTACGGTCGCAGCAGGAGCTTGTGGGGGTATATTCGCTTTGGTAATAGTAGGCGTTACGGTTTGTAATGGTTCTTGGACTGTCGCATTTTTGGAGACAGATGGAATTTTGCCGCCGTAAGAGCCAAGCCCTTTGCTTTTTGCGTAGGCATTCCATTCAGAAGTAGTCATATTTTGGATTTTGTCGAGTTCCGCGCCGTATTCGTCCAGTTGTTTCCTTACGGTCTGCCCGTAATTACTATTGTAGTTGTCCCACATCGGAGCGTTGGTATTTGCGATTTTATCCGCTATGGATTGCATATAATTGTCCTTGGAAACCGGAGAAAATTCCTTGTTATAAACTCCGGTATGTTCGACCGTGCTTTCCGGGGTTGCCGTTGGAGCGTTCTTGAATTGAATTTTTCCGTTTGCCAATACGGGGATCTTCTCGGCTGTCGTTGTGCCGAGTTTTCCGATTGCGGTCCTGGCCGCTTTTTCTCCAAGTATCGCAACGGGGTCAACCCCTATAGCGGAGCCGCCAAATTCACCCAGCCCCTCATATGTACCCGTTATATTTGCAATCTCGGGCTTTAATCCCTGCGAAACGGCGCGCGGGTTTTTGAGGGCCGGAATATTATAGGTATTTTTTGCTGATGCCTGTTCTTGCGCGGTATTTGAGCGGAGTCCGATAGCCTTTAGTATTCCATAAGGATCTACCAGCCCGCCGGCAACGCCTCTGGCAAGCGAAGCAATGTTTCCCTGTGGTCCCTGTAATTCCTGCAATGCAATAGCCTGATTCTTGGCTTGCTGCTCAGGCGTGATCTTCGTCAGAGCAGGAGCGTTTCTGAGTAGTGCGGGAGTCAATACTGTTTTGGAGGCGGCTTGAGACAATTGTTTTTTTGTGGTTTTGGTCGTCTTCGGTTGAATATATGCATTCTGCTTTTTTATTGCGTCCCAATCCAACATAAAATCACCTCGTTAATCCATATTTTTTAAGCAATGCCGTCGCTTCCTCGTCAGTTAATTTGCCCTGCTTGTTGTACGCTTCTATTAGTGCGACTTGAGAAGACGGAACAGTACGTTGCGCTAATAGCTTTTCCACTTCACTAACATAATTTTGTTGAGTTGGTCCAACTCCAAGCTGAGATAATAAAGACGCCGCCGTTGCATCGTCGATCAACCCACTATTGTATAAGCTGTTGATATCAGATACTTTAAGTGTGCCGGAAGAACTCCCGTTGCCAGAAGAACTGCCAGAAGAAGTTTTCTGAGCCTTATATAACGCAAGTTCATTTTCAAAGGCTTGTTGCTGTGCATCTGCCGCCGATGTCGCTTGACCTGATATTTTTTCGTTTCTGGCGGCATTTAAGTATGGTATTTGCCAATCATTGGACGTGTCGTTATCGTTCGTTAAAGCGTTAATTTGAGCCTGATAATCGTTCGCATATGCTCCCAAGGTATTGGTGTAATTGCTTATGGCGCTTTGGTCAAGGTTCTGATATGTACTGAGTTGACTCAGTAGATTATTCAGATTATTTTGATATTCCGTGTAGGCCTGCGCTTTGTATGTCGGCACTAGATCAGCCGCCGCCTCGCTCATTTGCGCCTTGTCGCTGCTGGAATAAAGCATCCCCCTTCGCGCCGCCGCCCTTGATACCGCGTCCATTGCTTCGTCTTGCGCGTTTTGTAAGTCTTCGTCTTCGTCCGGGTCATATGAAAACTTACTGTTCTGGATCGTTGACAGCGTGTCAAGAATATTTTGCGAATAAGGCGAAGAGTAGTTTGACGTGCCCAATGTGCTTGATGTATTTGTTGTATTTGATTTGCTCGAAGTGTCTTCGAGATATGAAGTCAATTTGTCGATATCATCAATCGTGTTGCTGCCGTTTACGACGCTCCCAAGTCCGTACTGTTGACCCTGGCCGCTGGTGAAGTTTATGGACTTTCCAGTTTTAGAATTTGTAAGCGTAGCCTTTTTAGTTGTCGGGTCGTAACTCGACGTATAATTTTTATTTAACTTTAAGTAATCTGCGAGCGTGTATGCCACGGTATCAGCCCCTTTCAAAAAGTGCTTGCATGTTTTTCTTAATAGTGGTAATACATAATCAAAGGGAGGTCTTTGATTATGAAGAAATTTATCTCAGGGTTAATCGTCGGAATGATGATAACCACATCTTTCACGGTATTTGCATCTGAGTACGACATAGTTGCTAATCCATATAAGGTTATCGTTAATGGCGTAGACCATGGCGCGCTCGGGTATTTAATTGACAGCACAACATATCTCCCGTTACGGGAAATGTGCGAACTGCTCGGCAAAGATATTAACTTCGAGGACGGCGAAATATTAATCACTGATTCAACCGAAGAATCCATAACCGAAGATGCCGTAACAGATGAAACTTCGACCGAATCGTCTCAACAGAAATTATCGAAACAATGCACAGAAACAACGTACAACGGATTAAAGGCCGTTGAATACAACGGAAACACTTATCTTCTTGCTGAGGACATAAGGGATAATTACGGGTACTCCACTTCAATGACAGAAGAAACATTTGTCTTTACGAAGGGCGATTCCAGTGTAGTAATACACCGAGACGATAAAAGCGACACAATTGCTTACAAATATAGCGGGGATTACGTTCACCGCACGTATATAAACATATCACTATTTGAATAGGGGAGATTACTCCCCTATTTCAATTGCGCTTACTGCGTCGTAAGCTTTTTGTACCGTTTCCATCTGGCTTACAATTTTTTCGGTTGAAAGACCATTGCTTTCTAACGAAGCCTTGTTCAACTCAAGCGTAAAATACTGCCGTTTCAAAAATTCCAATTTTTGTTTCTTTAAAGTTTCTTTGGTTTCTTTTTCAATTTCCATTTTTTCACTCCTATCCTATTTCTATATCATGGGAATGCGAACCATCGGAACTGACTACGTGCCTGTGGGATCCAACTGTGCCGTCGGCGTATCCTGTGTATCCGGTATGGCTATGGGCCGCTTCTGTGTCAGTTATTAACCCAGCTATTGAATCCGCATTCAAAAACGATATCTTGCCCGCAAGATATAACGTTGCGCCGGAATCAGAATATAGCGTAACCGCACCTATCGAGTCATACCCAAGTCCGCCGACAAGTAAAGAGTTTTCGTTGTAAAATTGGATTTCGCTAAATCCAAATGTGCCCAAAAGGATAGAGATACCTTGCAACTCGTCGCTGGCGTTATAGCTTGCCAGTCCAGATGAAGTCAATTCTATTCTCGCGTTGCCGTCTGCGGCTGTTTGTATTGTGCTGCCTATGATGTCGCCTGTAAATGTCGCGTTGCCGGTGCTGTTAATCCCTACCGTCTGCGTTCCCGAAGCGTTGAACAGGGCGTAGATAAAGGTATCTGTCGCGCTGTCGTAACCCTGCATCAATCGGGTAACCCCGTCGCCGTCTTTTTGAATCAGGATGGGACCGGTAATGGTTGTTGTTCCGTCATTGCTAGATACCACTGTTTCGTTGGTATCGAGCCTTTTGACGTTCTTGCTGTTCAGATGACTTACAAAATACTGCATATATTTATTAAACGCAGTCTGGAAGTCCTCAAACGTATCTGTGCTTATGTTTGTCCACGTAGGCATATCGTCACCTCTTTTTGATTCGCAGATTTTCCTCAATTTCAAATATGGTGCACGGGCCGGTACCGACAAATTCAATCCTGCGCCAGTCAATGCTATACATGATAAATGTCGGGACCTGGATCCTCGTTACTTGTTCCGTTGCGCTTGCCGTAAACGTGCCGAGCAAAACGAAGTCATTGCCGTCAATCGTCGTGCTGTAATAGATTGAAAGAGTACTGCCGACCGGAAGATCAAGCGACAACCAGTATTCTCCGATGACTTTCTTTTGGGACAGGGCGCCGTCGCTCCATACGCCTGAAATCCAGCTCCATGAGATCGCCGTGCCGTTATTGGTGGTTCCCGAGTTCATTTTGTAGATCGTTCCGGCAGCGGTCAGCCCGTACAGATAGCCCTCGATGTTTACGAAGTCTACATATGCTTCGTCCCTGACGTACCAGTTTCCTGTCTCGGTGTCGTACTCAAGGGTCAAATTATTCGCTGTGGCCGTGCCGTAAGGAATTGACAGGTAAATATACCTTCCGTCCTTTCCTGCACAGCAAAGCTCCTTATAGGTCAAATTTATGCCCTCCAGATAGGTTCTGACCTTCTGGCTCACTTCGTAAGGCGCGCCGCCTGCATAGGCTTTAAGCTTTCCGAAATCCAGGAAATAAAGTTTCCCGCCGTGCTTTACCACCGAACGATCGGAAATGCAGCCTGCCTCAATGGCGTTGCTGAGTTCAAAATCATACGGGTCGTTTCCATAGAGAACATGCATGGTGTTTTCCGACCAACAGACTATGGTATCGTTGTACGCCTCGATAGCCGTCCCGTCGCCTATCATGTCGGTTATTGTGATAGAATCGGCGTCATTTGCGGTTGTCCAGTCCGTGATAGAGCCGGCCGCAGAACAACTTAAAACATTGTCGTCCAATGCATATAGTCTGAAATCGTCTACCGTGTATAGTCTTGTAGTTGGTGAGTCTGCCATGCTTGCGGCAGTCGTTCCGTCATACGAATAGGCATTTGAGTGCTCACTCGCTAAAATCGTATACTTGTCGGATTCCGTGTTAAACTCAAGAAACTTCCCTTTTTCGCTGTAGGTCATTGCAGACGAAGTCACCGTTACCCACGCCGAGCCGCTCCAGCGCTTCCAGACAAGGCCGTCAACCACGTGCGGATATTGGTTGTTTCTCTGCCCGATTCCGTTTGCGGTTGTGATTGCGGCAAAGGAACTCGCCCTTCCGGGGCACACAGAAAGAGCCGGGTAATTCCGGCTCGATGTGTTTCTGCTATATGAACTTTCAGACTTTTTAATCTTTAATGGGGGATAGTATGTATTTTCGCCCTCACCGATCGTAAATGGTTCCGTTGGTTTCTTTTGGTATTTTACCGTGTTTCCAAAGTATGCCATATTATCACCTACCAGTATTCTTCACATTGGCTGGATTGCGTCGGATTTGTATTGTATTTTTCGCTTAGGTTTCTCTCAACGTCAACCATAAATTCGTCAAACTTTTTCTGCCAGTAATCCGCAATTTCCGTATCGGGATTTGCTCCCTGTGATGCTATAGCCTGAATCAATCCGTATTTCAAGAGATCGTGATAATCTGCATCTAATTCAGGTATTACGGTCATGTCGCTTGAGGTCAATGTGTTCGGCCTCTTGTAATAGAAAATACGGATACTATAGCCCGTGGCCGCAATCGGCATGTCGTAATCCAACAACGCTATGACGCTGGTTCCCGCGTCGCCGTACCAGTATCCAACCGCAGTGTCGTCATTAAGCCCTGCGTATTCGTATGTATTCCAAGCCGTGCTTGATGTTATTGTGGTTGACCGAGACACCTTGACCGCGATTATGTTGTCAAGCGAACAATCCGAGGGAAGGGAATACGTCAACTGATCTGCGACGGTATCCGTTTCGTATATCTCGTATTTATTTTTAAGCTTTGCGATCTTGACGTATACGTTCGTATGGATATCGTTTAGGTCCGACACCTTGTTTGCATCTGTTTCTGTATTTTCATATTTCCTATCCGCATAATCTACTATTTGCTGTATTGTCGGCATGTTGTCACCTTCTCAGTTTTTATAAATTTTCCGTTAACTTAATCTCGTTTCCTCTCCCGTAAAAATATTTACGGCACGGAATTTGCGGAATTTTTGTAGATTCATTTTTTTTGACTTTCAAAAATACGCCCCACTCCAGCGCTATGTTGTACATATGTTCCATTGCAAATTCTAAAGGTATATCCATTGATTCAAGTTGTTCCCTTATGCCGGGGTACAAAACATAATGCGTTTCATACCAATCAAAATAACCGTTCGAATTGCCCAGGTAAAACCTGTCGTATTCGTAGCATATGTGTTTAAAATGGGTTTCGGTCAAAAAGTTAAAATGCCCAAACAGCAATCCGTCGTTAGACTTTCCGTATGGTGTCCATATTTCTACAACCGCTTCCGGGCTGCAAACTCTTAATATTTCACGCAATACAAATGGGTATTCTTTCAAATGCTCAAATACGTGGCTGCAATAAACATATTCAATGCTATTGTCATCAAATGGCAGTTCTGTTGTTTCTATATTTAATATCAAATCCGCCTGCTCTCCCTGTATGTCGATACCGTAAAAACCTTCTCGCTTACTTGAACCACAGCCTAATTCTACTTTCAACGAAACGCGCCTCCTTGGTGTTGATTTTATAAAATTATATCACAAATAAACGCTACATCATATTTCTGCATACAAATTAATTTTAGGGGATCCGGCGCTTGCGTTACTGACTATAATCCCGGCCAATACCGTAGTGGCTCCGGCTGATAGTACCCACATTCCCGTAAACTCGCAACTGGAATCGTTCCTGTATGCGGATAGTAGGCATTTTTCCAGCGATGGGGTACCGGCAAGCCCGTGAGTTATGTTGACGTATTTAGTGCCAGTTGTTGAACCGTCAAAAGTACTTGTGCTCCATCCTTTATTTACGTATCCGATGTTGTTTTCGATAATAAACTTGCTTGGAGACGTTTGAGTAAGCGTTACGGATCCGCTGTAAATCGTATTTTCGGTCACAAGAAAACTTCCGCCACTTGCCCCATCGGTAAGAAGTAGCGCTGAACCCGTTGCCGCAATGCGAGGATTGTCAGAAATTATAATATTTTTCGCCTGGTTAAAAGTTATTGCGTCGTAATCAATTTCGAAAATATGATTTCCGCTTACGCGCCATGCCGACGCATCGTCTGCTACGTTAATGCCATAACCGGCATACGATATCATATTATTGGTTACATCTACATTGGTTACCCCTAAAACGTTTGAAGGAACATATATTCCTATTCCGTTTGTTTGATTCGCCCCGGGAGATATATAATTGCCGTCTATGTATACTCCGCTAATTCCATTATCAGATGGAGACAGTAAAATTGATACATTTCCCCCGCCATCTAGTATGTTATGCGATATATCAAAATGCAAACCGTTTTTTATCGTTATCTGTTCGTCACCGCTACACATAAATGTATTGTTTGTTATTTTTATTCCTTCGCAGTGAAGAGTTCCGCCGTCGCCATCGATTAGGATTCCCTTTCCAGAATTTCCAAAATAATTAGCTGTTACTATATTGTTTATGCATACTTGACTTGAAATTCCTCTAAAATGCAAACTTTGTGCGCTGGAATCATTATTAAAAAATCCGCATTGCGTAACCAGTATATTTGCGCCGACAGCATATACTAAATCAGACGCATTCCCGCTAACGTTTTCGATAGCGCAATTGTCCAAAACGTGCCACTCGCCGGCAGAAAGTGAAATACATTTTCCTTGACTCCCGGTGTTTGAAATATATAAATCTTTGAATCTTACCATGTATGGGGAAGAGACTTCAAACACGTTTCCGCTTGCAACGGTTGCAAGTATTTTTGTTTGCCAAGTACGGCCTCCTGCGCCAAGCAGGGTTATGTTGTTGTTTGTTGATATTGTTATTGTTTCGGTTATTTTGTATGTGCCGCTAGGGAAATAAACCGTGCCTTTTACCAATAGGGCCGCATCTATTGCGGCTTGTATTGCCACCGTATCATCGGTTATGCCGTCACCTACGGCTCCGTAAGACTTAACGTTGATGATTCCCATTTTATCAATAAAAAAGCTACTCATTTCTGCCTGAGCAGTATATATAGCAAGCTGGTCTGCCATTGTTCCCATGTTATCACCTTCCTTTATTTTCTTGCGCGGTATTTTACATATACTTCCCCGATGCTCGTAGACAGCATAGCATTTGTCGTTCCAGCAAAAGTTTTCTCAATCAGCGCCATGTTGGTCTGGTCTTCATCACAAAGTAAAGTATCAACCGGAGTCGTGAGAAGCTTCCAAAAATCGGCTCTCTCGGTTGCGTCGGCCTCAAATTCTCCGATTTGTCGGTGATACCGTTTGCCATCTGATTTCTTGACGATTTTATCCTGTCCAACCCATGTTAGGGGTTTTCCGGTCGAATCATAAGTTAATGCTCTACCGGCGAGAGCCAACTGATTTCCTGCGGTGTCTTTGAGGGTGGTGGATGCTTTTATTTTTTGCCCTTCTATAAAGTCCGTCATCACCGAACCCGATTCAATCTGCGTAGAATAAATCGTCATGGTCGCAATTTCGGCAGTAGCTCCCGTTAC